TTGCTAAAGCCTCAAGGCAGTAAAAAGGTAATTCATGGGCGACTAATCGAAGCTTCGGGTCAAGCACTCAAAGTCTGGCGTAGACAGATTGCTGATGCTTGCGAACCGTATCTCACAGAGAACATCCACCTTGGGCCAATAAAGCTTGAGGTGGATTTCTTTTTACCTAGACCTAAAAGCATTCCTAAGTCACAAAGACCAAGCCCGATAGTTCCACCAGATCTGGATAAGCTCATTCGGGCCGTAGGCGATGCTATAGGTCAATCAGGGCTTATTTGGGGCGATGACAGCCAGATTGTCGAGATAGCTGCCACCAAGCAGTATGCCGACAACCGCCAACCAGGTGCGGTCATCGTTATCAAATCGTTACCTTGAAATCCCACACCTTGTCCTAGCCCTTCTGTAATGTATTTCACGGAAGGAGCAACATGAGAGTAAAAGACATAAAGCAACAAATCGAGTTCCAAACAGATGCCCTATTCCAAGCTGGCTACGACATGGGCTGGAATTCGGTTCTAAACGAACTCGATGAGCTATCAAACAAAGAATGGAACATAGGCAACCGAGTAACCGCTGAGGTTATTCGCAAGATTGTAAAGGAGCTAGGAGGCTCAAATGAGTAAACAAGATTGGAAGTTCTTTCTCTACGATGTAGCGGATCGTCTATTTCCTAAGCAGATGGATGAAGCTTGGGAGCAGGGCGTTCGGGTGGGAGCAGAATACGCTGCCCGCATGATGTCCTTTATGGTCATTGAAGCCGGAGAGAATGCAAAGCTAACGAAGCCACAGCAAGTCGGTTACGAAGTAGCTCGCAAAGCAATCCGTGATGCCAAGAAGAAGATTCATGCCAGAACAGGAGCGATGCTATGACACTAAGCGTGGTCTTGTGGGTAAAGCCTGGATGTGTGCAGTGCGATGCCACGAAGCGTCAGTTTGAAAAGCGAGGCATTATCTACAAAGTTCGCAAGCTAACTCCAAAAGCTATAGACAAGTTCATCGAGCTAGGACTTACCGCCGCACCGATTGTCGAAACTGATGATCGTAGATGGTCAGGATTCAGGCTTGACAAAATCAAAAGCCTTGAGCAACACTTGAGGTCAGAGAGGGCTCACGGCATCAATGTGCCACTACAGCCAATCAAGCAAGTAGCTGAGGAGGTGACGGAGGAAGAATGAGCCACAGCGAGGATCACCGAGACACAGGCAGCACAACGATTTACTATGACGGCTTCGAGGCAGGGCAAAAGAAAATCATTGACTTTCTCAGAGAAAAGAAAGCCCTAAGAGACAGCTTCTTCCTTGACGGCCTAGTCCTATACACCGAATACGGAGCAATAGACATCACCGAGGATGAGCTAAAAGGATGCTAGTCACGCTCAGCCTTGAAGAAGTCGCTATGGGTGCTGCCTTAGCAAGCCATCGAGTTGTAGATGCTATTCGTTTAGAACGCAGAAACAATCACGGCTTTACGGGTAACGGCTGGACAGAAAACATTGAAGGCTATTGTGCTGAGATGGCTGTAGCAAAAGCCCTAGGTTCTTACTATGCGGCTGGCGAAGGCAAGGGATTCAAGGGAGCCGATGTAGGCAACACAATCCAAGTCAGATGGGCAACTCAAGACAACTATCGCCTAATTGTCAGACCAGCAGACCACACTGATTACTTCTATGTGCTTGTTACCGGAATTGCCCCGACTTATTCAATCAAGGGCTACATTCACGGCTCACAAGCAAAGAATGATAATTACATGGAAGATCCAGACAACGGCAGACCGCCAGCTTGGTTCGTTCCACAAACAGCACTAAAACCACTACAAGAACTAACAAGGAGAGACCATGAGTGACCTAAACGAGCTAATTCACGGCAATGCAAACCGAGCCTTCAACACGGGCCGTAAGTATGAATACGACAGGATTATGCGAGCTATCGAAGAGTGCAGAACCTCTAACGAGATAGATGACCTTGTATACCTAAAAGACCTGATGTGGACACTGGAGAACATGAATGAAAAAGCTGTATCCAAGTAAAGTCAAAATCGGAGCCCAGGTATTCGACATTCAATGGCTACATGTCAAAGATGATGCAATGCTGACGGATTCCAGTTATGGCTACACACAAGACGAACGCAACATCATCGTCATAAATCAGGATTTACACGAGACGAAGAAGAAGATAACTCTTTTCCACGAGATTCTTCACGCTGTCCGTATGGTAAACGAAGCACCTACCAAACCTAAAGACGGAGCAGACTACGCCGAATGGGAGCACTACTTCATCGGCATCTACGAGAACGCTCTTCTTGCTGTATTTCAAGACAATCCCAAACTAACTAAATGGCTATTAGAAGGAGAACAAAGTGAAACGTGACAGAGTGTATGCCGAATTCCGGCAAGCAGCATCTCTGCTCAAAGACAAAAGCCTAGTCTGGTCAGCCGACCTAGACAGCATCCGTGAGGACTTAGCAGCATACCTAGAAGCAAAGTCAATGCTCGGGGAAGCAAACAACCCACACCTAATCGCCGTAGTCCAAAGACTGCTGGCAGACGAAAACGATTTGAGTATCTAATGGAAGATTACGGAGCAGAGGACTTACAAAAACTATGGCAATTTCAAGACAACCTAGAGGATCACGCCAAGGTTCTACTCAATCATGGACTGGAGTTGGGTGCTCTGGCATTCGCACTAGAACTAACCAAGCTCATGCTAATCAAAGGTCAGGAACCCGATGCATCTCTGCTAGAGCAAGCCAAAATCAATGCCGTAGCAACAGGCAAGCGGGAACTAGAAAAGAGAATGGGCCGTGCTAGAGGGACTAACTCCAAATAAAAAGCATCAGAAGTGTGCTTTGCACAAACTGATTGAGACTTTAGACAAAGCCGATAGTGAAATCCTTGAACAGGCTGTAGCGAATGTAGCACTCTGGACATCGAACTCACTAAGCAAAGCATTGCGAGACCGAGGCATCGTAATCGCTGACCACACCATAACCAAGCACAGAAACAAGGTCTGTGTTTGCTACAAGAGTTAGGCTATAACGATGCTTGAAAACCTAAAGCCCGCACCGAAGGTCGTAGTGCCATCAGACCTCAGACCTGGCGTAGAGTTCGATGGAACTACCGGAATCGCCACCACCGAAGGTCTTACGAACCAACCGAACTTCGATGACTTCCTAAGAGAGCGTGGCTACGACCCTGCTGACTATGAGGTAGTAGGCAACACCGTTCGGACATCTCAGTGGCAACGCTATGACGGTGAGTGGCTCACGAGCTATCGCTTTCAGTTCCGTAAACGCACACTCGGTCAAGACCTACCTATCTTGCTTGCCGAGGCAAAGAAAAAAGTCAAAGTCAATAAGCTACCAAAAGCTGAGGACAAAGCCCTAGTAATTCTCTGGTCAGACCTACAAGTAGGCAAAGTAGATTACCGAGGCGGATCAGACAAGCTAATCGAAAGAGTAGAGCTAACCAAAATTCGGTTGAAGAACCTAATACGGGAACAGAAGCCGAGCAAAGTTATCTTCGCTGATTTAGGTGACACAATCGAAGGCTTCTCAAACTCGGCTGACATGGCTCAGCTTCAGAGCAACGACCTGAGCATCATGGAGCAGGTAGACCTAAGCATCACATTCGCCTATGACACTATTCGGTCAATCTACGAATTAGTGCCTGACATAACTTACGCATCTGTCGGTTCTAATCACTGCCAGTGGCGAGTAGGCAAGCAGCAGGTAGGCAAGGGAACTGATGACTGGGCAATCTTCATCGGCAGACAGCTCGCTCGCTTAGCTGAAGCACAAGACCTAAACATTCGATTCCTAGAACCTCAACCTTGGGATGAATCACTTGCTATTGATGTATTCGATGACCAGTTCCATGTTCTCGGCGTAGTGCACGGACATCAGGCAGGTGGCAGACCCGAGAATGTTCCCGACTGGTGGAGGAAGCAAAGCTTCGGCAAGCAACCTGTCTCTGATGCAACGGTTCTAGTGCACGGTCACTGGCATCACCTACGAGTTACAGAACTCGGTTCGACACCGCACGGTCACTCTCGGTTCCTAATCTCTGCCAGCACACTCGACAACGGATCAAACTGGTTCCGTAAGCAATCGGGGGAGGATTCGGTTCCAGGCTTAGTAACATTCGTTTTGGAGAGGGGGGTGGGTTACTCCGGAACTGTCTGGAAACTCTAATGCCGACTTACGATTACAAATGCAAATCCTGTGAGCAAACTGATGTATTAGTCACAAGCTTGCGGGAAGAAATCAAAATCCCTGTCTGCTCAAATTGCAAACTAGAGATGATTAGAGACTACAGATTCGGTTCGATTGCCTTTAGGGGGAAAGGCTTCTACTCCACAGACAAATGAAAGGCTACAACTTCCGAGCTCCCTGCCTAGTCTGTGGAGAACTAACCCGAGGAGCTAACCGCTGCGAAAAGCACAAGCTCCCGCCTAGGGATAGAACGGCACGGGAAGAAAAGAAAAAACTTACCGGACAATACTCAGGCAACTACCGCAAGCGAGCTAAAGCAGTAAGAGACAATGCTGTTATCTGCCACATCTGCAAAGAAGGCTACAAACCCCTAGACCCTTGGCAAGCTGACCACCTGATACCAAGTGACCCTCACTCGCCGCTTCTTCCGGCTCACAGATCGTGCAATGCCTCTCGAGGAAACAAGCCTCTGTAAAAGCAAAAAATTCGGTCAGAAACCTATATACAGATTTTCCAAAAAAGTGAAATATTCGGTTGGAATCATATATACAAAATCACAGAAAAGCAGAAAAACTCTGTCGAACACTTGTTCGCTTGTCTAGGGGCCCTTGTCGAAAATTTGTTCGCCTAGCAGCGGGAGACACTGCCGACAGGATCACGGGCAAGAATCACGCCGCTAACCGTAATAAAACCGTTATCAAAATTATCTAGTAAACGCTTTACACGCTAACTAGAGTAATTAGCACCGGTAAGCACCGGCACTAACTAACAGGAGTAAAACTATGAAACTAACACTAGAACTAAGCCAGGAGGATGCCAGGGCCTTCATTGACTGGATGGCAGAATGGTGGAGTTATGACGCTCCCCAGTTTGAGGATCCCGACTTCCAGAGAACTTGCAAGGTTATCGAGCAGCTAAGCAAGCAACTGCCTAAGGTGCTGGACTAATGGGCTACAATCTCGCAACTGATCTAGCGGCCTCAGACTTGCCGCTAGCGGCTCAAATTGAGCACCATCTAACCGCCAATCACTTCCCGCCAGTGCCGCTAAGCATGGTAAGGCCGTGCCTGGATGCAATAGAAGCATGTCTCGACTACAACCCTGAGCAACTAATAGAGCTACCCGCTGGAGTTTCATGGCGTGGGCAAGACACTGCTCCCGCTTGGGCCATTGTGCAAGGTCACCATCTAGCGGCATGGCTAGAGTGTCTGGAGCCAGATTATGAAGATTAGCGAACTAGCACGGGAGACGGCCCAGCTATTAGCAACTCAGCCAGGCTTCACAATTAGCAAGGATGGGGAGCCACTGGAGAGCGGCTATACCGTAGGAGGCCAGCTCACGCTTGAGGATCACGCTTTAGCAATCTATGAGCAGCCTAGAAACCGTGAAGAACTCGCGGCCCTAGAGGATGCTATCGAAGCGAAACTAAGCCAGATAACTGATTATTTAGAATCTGGCAGCTACTTAGGAGGCTGGAGGGAAGGCGAGAGCCTAATTCTTGATCTAGTCACTGTAACAAGCAACCGGAAGCAAGCGGCAGAACTGGCAAGCCAGCGAGGCCAATTAGCCTATGGGCAAGTAAAGCAATACCAATATCTAACTGAATGGAAAATAAAGTGAAAATAGAACTCACTAAGAATCAAGCTCAAACACTGGCAAGCTTGCTAGTGTTTGCATCTAGTCCCCGTGAGACTGTAAACAGGCAGCTCACCGAGATTTATTGTGAGGTAAGCAATAACACGCTGAAGGCATGGGCAACCGACAGATATGCCCTAGTGCAATTCACCGACACGCTAGAAGTCCCTGATTGTGAATTTAGGCTAACTTACAATTTAGCCAAATTCATCAAGTCTAATGTTGGGAAGCGTTACAGCGGGCCCGTAGAGCTCATTCTGGATGAATCTGGGAGCGTGACTATCTCGCTAGATTATGGAAGGCAAGCCCTAACTGAAGCACCTAGCCAGGCTAAATATCCACAACTGGAGAGACTGCTCACGGAATGGAAGGCAGACACGGAGGCTAAAGTCTTTGGCCTAACTATTGAGCTACTAGCCAAACTGGATGAGATAGTTCTAAACGGGGAGAAGGTTGCCCGCTGGAGTATTCAGCAGGGCCAGAATCCTCACAACGCTAACCGATCTGGGCCGCTACTTGCTAAGCATGGCGAGAGGCTAACTGCCCTAGTTCAGCCATTGTATGAGGTTCCAGCATGAATCAGCTACTGATTGACTGGCTGCTATTTATAGCCGGAATGGCGGCAGCGTTCGCCATTGTAGAGCTGGATTACAAGCGAGCAACTAGGCGAGGCAAGCGATGAAGCCAGAATATTACTGCTCAGAATGGTGCATCTTTGATGCATGGGATAACCAATTAGCCGCTGAAGTAGTTGAGCTAGAGCAGCCAGCAAACTGCTCCTATTGCGATGCTCAGCTATTGCAAGGCTTTAGCTATTTTGAAACTGATCTACAACTAACAGAAAGGATGAAGCAATATGCAAACTAAACACAGATTGAGACACTGGCAAGGATCCGGCAGCGATCAGCGGCTAGAGGAATGGCAGGGCCTAGAGGATATCTATGACCAGCTAACTAGCGGCGAGTTCAAGCAATTCACTAGCGACCTTAGCGAGGATGAACTACTTAGGCTAAGCCTGTTTGCCTGGAATGGAAGCTGGAGCCTAGTGCCGGAGGATCTGCCACTATTGAGAGCACAAGAAGAAGAAGCTTATTACGGGGAATATGCCACTGAGGCAGAATTCGCTGAAGCTTACTTCACCGACACTGGCCTAATAGATGAAGAAGCTACTAGGAATCTAGTTATTGACTGGGAGGGGACTTACCGCTACTCGCTACAGTATGACTTCCACAGTTACCAGGTCTGGGATCATGAAGGATGTCCTAGGCAATTCTTTTGGAATAGCAATATCTAGGAGCGTGGAATATGGGAGCAATGAAGAACTATTTAGAGGATCAGATTGAGCTACTAGAAACGGGCAAGTATAGAGAACTATTGCTTGAGGCTAAACGCTGGGAGAATCCTGCTGAGCAACTATGGGCAGTAATTGCTTGGCATGTTTGCTTCAATGATCCTGAGACTGGCTACATTGACTATGGGAAGGATCAAGACTGATGGCAACTGGGAGACACGCCGCCGGCAAGGGTAAGCATAGAGCAGCACCTAGCCGGCCTCCACTAGTGAGCAGAATTCTAATCCTGCTAATTGTGTTAGTCGGACTAGGGACATTCTTGCCCGTGTTAGTTGGCTTAGGCTTAGCCTTGGGAATATTCTTTGGCTGGATGGGCAGGGCAATCACTAGAACATAACTTCACACACTAACGCTGGAGCGGCCTGGGCATGCAGCCTGGGCCGTTCGCTATGTCTAGGGCCGTAGGCTTGAGGCCAGAAAAGAAAAGAAAACTAATTACCTAATTACCCAGCCGCTTAGGATCATGACACAATAGCCAGGCAACCGCTCACGCTCCAGCAACCAATAACCAGCTAGGGCCCTATTCTGCCCACCATTAGCCGCCATTGGCCACTATGCCCTAAACGGCCTTAGAATGCGATTACAGGCCACTAGGCACTAAGCAGATAGAAACGCTACCCGTCACTATTTCACGCCGTTAGAAGCGAATACAGCGGGCCACTATGTCGCCGGATACTGCCAGAATAAGCTCAAAACCACAATATCTAGTGTCTTAGATAGCAAACAACCACTATATCTAGTAGGCCCCTGCCCGTGTTATAGGGGAGTGGGCCAAATCCTACGCCAGCCAGCGACCCGACAC